GACTTCCATAACATTACTACCAATAGTTCTTGTAACGGCGATTCTGTAAAAGACACTGTGGCTAATATAAGAAAAATCTTTGGCTCAATTGAAGATTTTATGATAACCTCCATGGCTTCTCAATTAGACTCTTTATCGTTCATAAAAGAAGGGTCAACAAAGAGAAAGAATAAGTTAGCTAAATTTCTTGACTTAGACATCTTTGATCAAAAGCTAAACTTTGCAAAGAAAGACTCCTCGGAAATCTCAACTTTGATAAAGAGGTTCAAAAGCAAAAAGATTTCTGAACTGCTTGTTGCGAAACAAGAAGAGGTTGAAGAGATTAATGATGATATAGATCGACAAACAGACTTGTGTAAGAAACATAATACTCGCTATGAAGAACTGCTTGAGGAATTCTTAAAAATAGAAGAAGAGATCAACTCTATTCCTCAAACAATTATTGACATTGATGAACTAGAAGATGAAGTTGACCGCTTAGAAGTTGAAATACATAAAGCTGGTTTGAAAGTTTCATCTAACAAAGGTGACATACAAAACAATCTTTTAGTCATACAACAGTTAGACACAGTTATAAGCTCCATAAACGAGCATAGGCTAAGGCAAATCATAGAGCAGTGTGTTGACCTTGAGAATAGTCTAAAGTCTTATGAGAGGGAACTAAGGGACCTTAAAGGCAAAGAAAAACAAACACTTAAAAAGATCAATATGCTTCATGATCATGAGTATGATCCTGATTGCAAATACTGTTCCAGCAACAAATTCGTCAAAGATGCCACCAAAGCAAAAGACTACCTTCCAACTCTTGAAGAAGAGATCGAGGAAGTCGAAAAGATAATTGACGGATATAAACTAAAAATTTATGGCTTCGACAAAGAAAGTGCAGAGAAAGAATTAACAACTCTTAAGTCTTCTGTCTCAAAACGAGACAACCTTGCTTCTACAAATAAGAATCTCGAGATAAGAAATGAATCTCTTGTGTCTCAAATAGCGTTGATGTCAAATCAAAAGACTTTTCTTGAAGAACAAAGAGATGAGTATAACGCAAACCGTCAAGCAATTGAGTCTTTATCTTCTTTGGTAAGTTCTAAGAATGCTGTGAAAACAAAAATGAATGATGCAAAGGCAAGAAAAGAAAAGTGTGACAAAAAGATTCAAGATTATCTTATTGAACTTGGAGCTGTTAAGAGCACTATTAAGCGTCTTCGAGTAGAGAAGAATGAACAAGATGAACTAGAAGAGTCTTTTATTGCTTACGAGTTATTTATGCGTTGTATGCATCCTAATGGAATTGCTTATGAGATTATTAAACAGAAGCTGTCGCTTATCAATGAGGAGATACAAAAGTGTCTTGCAAACATTGTTGACTTCGAAGTTATGTTTGAAGAGGATGGTCGCAACTTAGACATCAATATAAAGCATCCCAAGTATGACTCTCGTCCTATCTCAATGGGTTCTGGTGCTGAGAAAACAATAGCAGCCATGGCTATCCGCCTTGCTCTTATTGAGATAACGAATCTACCTAAGTCCACTCTGTTTATTATGGACGAACCTGCAACGGCTCTAGATCAAGAACACATGGAAGGCTTTGTTCGCTTAATCGATATGATAAAGGACAAGTTCAAAACGGTGTTGTTGATCTCGCATCTTGATGTTTTAAAGGATTGTGTCGATAAGACAATAGACATACAAAAAGTCGGTGGTTATGCTAAAGTGAACTGCTAAATCTATTTTTAAAGCCTATTTAGTGTAAAAGCTATTTAGGCTTTATTTCTTTTGGAGATTTAAGTGACAAGAGAAGAGTTTTTAGCCCATGGAGAAGAAGTGGAAAAGAAAGAACAATTAAAAAAAGATCTATATTTAGATAACAAGCAAAAAGGTATCCTTGATGCTTTGCAAGAGAAGGCTATTTCACGCAAATTGTTAGTCTTTGTATCAGCAACAGCTTTGTTGTGGAACGCTCAATTAGACCCTGAAACTTGGGGAATGATTGCTATGATGTATATAGGTGGACAAACCGCCGTTGACTTTGCCAAAATGTGGAGACATGGAGGATAACAGATGATCTGGTTACACAAGACAAAGAATTGGATAATAGCTCACAAGAACTGGTTGGTTCTTATGGGTTTGTTCATCTTGTCTTATGCTCTTGGTAAGAAAGCAAACAAAAACTATCTTGAAATGGCTAAGCTAGCCAAAGACCAGTACAAGAAAGATAATGAAGAATTACAAAAACTTCACAAGCAAAAAGAAAAAAGAGATAAGAAAATTGAAGAAAATACAAAAGTCATAACAAAATCTCTTAAAGAAGAGAGAGACAAAAAAATAAAACAATTAGAAAAGGATCTATCAACACCTGATGATGTGTTTCAGAACATAGGAATAACAAAGAAATGATCTTTCTATTATTAACCAGCCTAGCCTTTGGGCAATCCCCAGAATACACTTATATAGAAGCAGGAGAACCTGCTCCGTTCTCTGGTCGTTTGTTTAATGACGAAGCTTCGCAACTAATCGCAGACCAGATCGCAGATGCATCAGATAAGTGCCTTATCGAATTGGACTATCAAGTCGGCATGGTTCTTGCAAAGAAAAACGAAGAAATTCAAGAGATAAGATCAGAACATATCTATCAAAAGAAAGTATTGGTATCCAAGATTGAATCCCAACAGAAGCGGATAGAAGACTTGGAGAAGCTAAAAACACCATCAAAGAAAGAACTTTGGTTCTCTTTGGGACTAATTAGTGGTATAGGAATTACGATAGCAATAGCAAATGCGGTGAGCTAATGAAAATATCAAAACAAGATATCAAAAGAATGATTAAAGAAGAGCTGGAAAAAGTGCTTATGGAAGATTATTCAATTCTAAGAGACATGACTCCCGGTGACGCTGTGGCCTATATGGAACGCGAACTTAATGGAAAGACTTGGGTCTTCTGGGACTTAGAGTCAATTGGCTTTAGCGGACAGATAACACAATACGGAGCCATAGCTTATAAGATAAATGACTTGGCCGGTGACATTCCACAACAACCTCTTTCCACATTCGATGTTAACGTTTCACTGAACAAAGAGACTCTAAGTAAACACGAAGCTGAACAAAGAGTGTTGAGAAACCAGCAGCAGTTAGATGATGAATTTGAAGAACGCTGGGCAATGGGTGAGACCACCTCAGAAGATTATGAGCTGCTGGTAACGATTAGAAAAATGCATGCAAAAGAAAGACCCTACACAGTTCAAGATATGATCAATTACACACACTATGAACCAACAGAGAAAGATCATGACCAAAGAACAGCTCTGGTTTTGTTTTTAGATTGGATTAGAAGCTTGGGAGATAACGTTTTATCTGTTGGGCATAACATCAAAACCTTCGATAGAAGAAAGATAATTCTAGAAGGAGAGGAATTTGGTGTTGATACAAAAGAATTTCAGCAATTAGATATTTTTGACACTGTTAATTTTCAAAGACAATTATTTAAAAAATTAGCCCAACATCAAATGGAACAAGGCGATCAAAAAATGATGAGGTTCTTTGATGAAAAAGAAAAGACAATCAAAGGAGAAGTCAAAAAAGTTATGGCTTTCAACGGTAAGTTGCAAAGAATGATGGATGTTTACGGACCTGGTGAAGGCTATGTGCAATTACACACAGCTATAGATGACACAAGACAATTAATAACGGCTTTCTTTAAGATGTATAGAGAAGTGCGAGAGATGGTGCAAGATCCATCCATAGGACAAATGACAACAGGAATACAAACCAAAAGAGCACAAAAGGAATTAGAGAGGAAGGATATAACTGATCCGGCAGAAATCAGTCAAGTACTATCAGACTTTAGGAGAGACTAATGAAAAACAAAGATCCAAACTACGTTGTCAAGATAGAAAAAGCTATCGCTGACAAATATGGTGAAGAAACAATTCAAAATCCAAAAGCATATTGGAATGATGAAAAAGAGAAAAAGTATGTAAAGCAACTCAAAGATCTTTACAAAACCTCAAATGAAAAAGATGACATCCAAATAGAAGTTGGTGGCGTTTTTATCGCAGAGAAACTAATTACCAAAGAATCTAAACGTTCTTGTCCGGTATGCAACACCTATTCATTTAAGTCAAACGATGATGTCTATATGGCAAAATTTGATTGTTGTGAAAAATGTTACATCCAATGGGTTGAAGATCGCGAAGAACGATGGCTTAAAGGATGGAGACCAACAAATGAGTAACACAACACTAGAAATAATTCAAGGACTTTCACAAGCAGCAGCAAACGTTTATGACGGAGCTCATGATGAAAGGTTTTCCTATGATGGAAAATCCAGAACAATGGGTTTGAAACGAGAAGAAGGTTGCCCAATAAATGACTCAAGAGTTATGGACGGCTTTAAAGTTAGGTTTTATGGAGATTCAATGATTCTTTCCTACCAATCAGATATACTTCTTAAAGAAGTTTATGCTGGAAAATTCGAGCAGGGAATTGAAGCAATGCTCAATGATATCAAGAAGTTCTTACAAAAAGAATACAGAGCAATAACAGGTAAGTCTGTTTCTCTTACAGCAAAGGGAGAACCAAGTATTTTAGTTCAATCAACATCAAGAATCCGCTCTTTTGTTGAAGCAAATCAGCATTTTAAAATTGGTGGAATTGAATCAATGCCTATCCTGGAACCATCAATCGATCAAACAAGAGATGTTACAAGAAAGTTTTTAGAACAATTCTCGGACAAACGTCCAAAGAATGATACACGCAAAAAAGGAGCAAATCAAAAATGAAAATTACAAACCAACAACTAAGACAAATAATCAAGGAAGAACTTGAAGCTACCATAACAGAGATGGATAGTAACGATATTGACAACTTGAGACCGGAACTAAGAGATGAATTCCGCGAACTCCCAGATGCTGGTGGCTCTATAGCAGGTTCTCCCGGAGCATCTGCTCGTGATGAACTTATTGAAATAGCTGGTTCGATGGATTCACCTGAAGATCTTCAAAGACTGGCACAGACAGTTCAATCAGAAGCAGCAAAAAGGGCGCTTGAAGCAATCTTAGGATTATAAACAATAGGACATTATGTCACTAAAGCTATCAAAGCAAGAGATAATAAAAGAAATTCTCAAGAGCGGAAAAGATCCAATATATTTTATAAACAATTATTGCAGGATCTCTCACCCCCTTAAAGGATTGATTCCTTTCAATACTTATCCTTATCAGGATGACTTGGTAAAGGATTTCAACGATTATCGCTTCACAGTTATACTAAAAGCAAGACAGTTGGGCATCTCTACGATCTCCGCTGCTTATGCTGTTTGGTTTATGCTATTTCACAAAGAGAAGAATATCTTGGTCATGGCAACCAAGTTCGGAACAG